CGCTCGGGCGCGAACTTGTTGATGGACCACGACTGGAAGGATGTCGTGGGCGTCGTCGAATCCGTCGAGATCGGCGCGGACCGGGTGGCCCGCGCCGTGGTGCGCTTCGGAAAAAGCGCTCGAGCGGAGGAAGTGTGGCAGGACGTGCGCGACGGCATCCGCCGCAACGTGTCCGTCGGCTACATCATCCACAAGGCACAACTGGTCGAGACGAAGGATGGGCTGGAAACCTACCGCGTCACCGATTGGGAGCCTTTCGAGATCAGCCTGGTGAGCGTGCCGGCTGACGCAACCGTTGGCGTCGGCCGCAGCGCCGATGACGCGGGCGACGCGCCCGCGGCCGTCGAGTCCGCCCCAGCAGCCGCCGCAGCTTCGGATTCCGAAGCGCAACCCACCCCCATCTCTGAGGAAAAAGCCATGACTGAGAAAGTCGAAGTCATCGAGCAGCGCAACCACGCTGCCGAAATCACCAAGATCGCCGCGTCCATCCCGGGCGGCGCCGAGCTGGCCATGTCGGCCATCCAGCGCGGCCTGACGGTCGAGCAGTTCCAGCGCGAGGCCATCGAGAAGCTGGCCAGCAAGCCGGTGCCGACCGCCGACATCGGCATGGACAAGAAGGAGGTCAAGCGCTACAGCCTGATGCGCGCCATCAACGCACTGGCCAACCCGACCGACGCCGGTGCGCAGCGCGCCGCCGCGTTCGAGCGCGAGGTGTCTGACGCAGTGGCGCAGAAGCTGGGCAAGCCGGCTCGCGGCTTCCTCGTGCCGTTCGAGGTGCAGCAGCGTGACCTGGTGGTCGGCACCCCGACCGCTGGTGGCAACCTGGTGGCCACCGACCTGCTGTCCGGCTCGTTCATCGAGGTGCTGCGCAACGCCATGGTGCTGCCGGGCCTGGGCACGCAGATGCTGACCGGCCTGGTCGGCAATGTGGCGATCCCTAAACAGACCGGCTCCGCGACCGCCTATTGGGTGGCCGAGTCCAACGCGCCGACCGAGTCGCAGCAGACCATCGGCCAGGTGACGATGTCGCCCAAGACTGTTGGCGCCTTGACCGAGATCAGCCGCAAGTTGTTGCTGCAGTCGTCCATCGACGTCGAGTCGATGGTGCAGCGCGATCTGGCTGCGGTGCTGGGCCTGGCGATTCAGCAGGCCGCGATCAGCGGAAACGGCTCCGGCAACCAGCCCAGCGGTCTGCTCACGTTGATCACGCCCAGCGTGATTGGCGGCGCCAACGGCGCTGCGCCGACCTGGGCGCACATCGTGGAGCTGGAGAGCGATGTGGCGGTGCTCAACGCCTTGGTGGACGACATGGCCTACCTGACCAACGCGGCGGTGCGCGGCAAGCTCAAGACCACGAGCAAGGTCAGCGGCCAGAACGGCTTTATCTGGGAAAACGGCGACACGCCGGTCAACGGCTACCGCGCCGCGGTCACCAACGCCGTGCCGTCGAACTTGACCAAGGGCACGTCCACCGGGGTGTGCTCGGCCATCATCTTCGGCAACTTCAGGGACCTGGTGATCGGCATGTGGGGCGGCCTCGACCTGATGGTCGATCCCTACACCATCGGGGCCGCCGGCACCGTGCGCGTGGCGGCCCTGCAGGACGTGGATGTGGCGGTTCGCTACACCGAGTCCTTCGCCACCATGGTGGACGCCCTGACCACCTGATGAGCTGAGCCGCACAGCCCGGAGCGCTTGCCATGTTTGCCACCGACGCCTTCTTCAACACCGCCGAGTTCGCCGTCACTGGCGTGCTCGACGGCGCGGCGGTGGTGGGCATCCTGGACCGCGGCTACGCGCTGGGCAACGTTGGCCTGGTGGGCATGGCCGGCACTCAGCCGGTGTTCACCTGCCCCACGCCCGCCGGCGACCCGGTGGGGCAGGTGCTCATGGTCGGCACCGACCGCTATGTGGTGGCCGCGCACGAGCCGGATGGCACGGGCGTGAGCCGCCTGCTGCTGGAGGTGGCGGCATGAGCATGGTCAACGACCTGGTGACCGCGGTGGTGGACGCCCTCAAGGCCGCCCCCGCCGTGTCCACCCGTGTCGAGCGCGTGCGCCTGCGGGCCTTGCCCGCCAGTGCCGGCACCGCCGTGGTGGTGCGCCCGCTGGGCAGCGACGTGCAAGACGCCGAGCTGCCGACCGGGCACCCGTATGCCTGGACCACGCAGCTGGCCGTCGAGTGCTACGCCCGCGCCCCGCAAGGCACCGCGCCCGATGTGGCGGTGGATGCCCTGCTCGAGGCGGTCTACGCGCGGCTGCTGCAGAGCCCAACCCTGGGCGGTGCGGTGGCGGTCCTGCAGCCGCAGGCCATCACCTACGACTACGACGTGGACGGCGAGAACGTCGTCTGCGCCACCCTTCAGATCAATGCCCGCCAGATGACGGTGGGCGCCAGCTTGTAACCTCGAAAGGAAAGCCGCCATGGCCTACTACTTCCCCGAAGGCTCGAAGTTCTACTTCAGCAAGACATTCGCCGCTGCCAAGACGGTCAGCGCCATCACCAACGCGAACCCTGCTGTCGTCACCTCCACGGCTCACGGCTACGTGGACGGCGACGAGATCCTGCTGACTTCTGGTTGGGAGGATGCGACCGATACCGTGTTCCGCGTCGATCAGCTGACCGTCGACACGTTCAGTCTCCTTGGCCTGAACTCTGTCAACCTGAACTATTACCCCGCCGGCTCTGGCGCTGGCGAGGCCCGCAAGGTCTCAACCTGGGTGGAAATCCCGCAAGTGTTGGGCATCAGCACGTCGGGCGGCGACGCGCGTTTCACGACCATCAGCCCGCTGGCCAAGCGCAACGACATCAACGTGCCGACCGGCTTCAACGCCATGTCGATCAACGTCACGCTGGGTCACGACCCCGCCAACGCCAACTACCAGCAGATGCTGGACATCAGCCGCACGCTGGAAAAGGTGGCGTTCAAGATGGTGCTGTCCGGTGGTGCGGTGGCCTACGGCTACGGCTACATGTCGGTGTCCGAGGCGCCGCAGCTCAACCGCAACCAGGCCAACCAGGTCAACGCGGCGATCACGCTGCTCGGCCGGTTCATGTCATACGCCGTCTGACGGCTTGAGTTTGCGCGGCACTGCGGCGGCTGCCGCAGGGCAGGTCGGCCCCGAGCCTGCCACGCCGCGCACCCCCATCGGGCAATAACTCGGGCTATCACATGTCAATCAAAATCGTCATTTCCAACACCGTTCGCTTCAAGGTCAAGGGCACTCTCAAGGACGAGGCCGGCGTGGACCAGCCGTTCGATTTTTCCCTGACCTGCATGCGGCTGGACTCCGAGCAGATCCAGGCCAAGCTGCGCAGCGAGAGCGACGCCAGCGTCATCGACTTCCTGGCCGACGTGGTTGAGGACTGGTCTGGCGTCAAGGACGCGGACGACAAGCCGTTGCCGTTCAACGAGGACAACCTGCGCGCGCTGTGCCGCATCCCGGGCATCGCGTCGCTGGCCTTCCGCACCTACCTGCTCGAGGTCGGAGCGAAGGAAAAAAACTGAGCGCGGTGGCGCGCGAGGTTGCCGAATCCCAGGCCCTGCATGGAAAGAATCAGCCGGACCCCCACAACGCATGGACGGCGGCCGTCGCCCAGCTGGGGTTGCTTGACCGGCAAGAGCCAGAGCGCGTCGCCTATCTGTGGCCCGACAACGTGCTCGCATGGCGATGCTGGCAGGGCGTGCAGACGCAGTGGCGCGTCGGCATGGGTGGCGCCACCGGCCTGGACTACGCCGGCGTGCGTGCCTTCCTGGACGAGCAAGACCTGCAGCGCGACGAACGCCGCGAGGTGTTCGCCGGCATCCAGGCGTGCGAGCGGGCGACGCTGGAGGTCTGGGCTGAGCAGCGCGAGCGCGAGCAGCAGGAGCGCGCGGCATCCGGGCCGCCTGTGCCCGGGAGGATGTGACTCATGAGCAGCGTGGCCAACGTCGGCATCAAACTCACCCTGGACGGCGCAGCTCAGGCCGAGGCCGGGCTGCGGCGCGTGCAGGGCGGCATGGCCGCCCTGGGCAGCACGGCTGAGAGCGTGCGCGGCGCCCTGCGGCAGCTGGCAGGCGCGTTTGCCGGCGTGGTGTCGGTGCGAGCTTTTGTGCAGGCTGCCGATGCGGTCACGCAGCTGCAAAACCAGCTGCGCTTGGCCACCGGCAGCACGCAGGCGGCCACCGCGGCCTACCAGCAGCTGTTCGACATTGCGCAGCGCTCGCGCGTGTCGTTCACCGAGCTGGGTAGCACGTTCGCGTCCATCGCGCGGGCCAGCGAATCGCTTGGCCTGAGCCAGCAGCAGCTGCTGCGCCTGACCGAGACCATCGGCAACGCGATCACCGTGGGCGGCCAGTCGGCGCAGGCCAGCCAAGCCGCGCTGACACAGCTGTCGCAGGCTCTGGCGTCTGGCGTGCTGCGCGGCGAGGAGCTGAACAGCATTCTGGAACAGGCGCCACGCCTGGCGCGTGCGCTGGCCGATGGCCTGGGTGTGTCCACCGGCGCCCTGCGCAAGCTGGGTGAAGAAGGCAAGCTGACGGCCGACGCCGTGATCGGCGCGCTGCAGTCGCAAAGCCGCGTGCTGGCAAGAGAGGTCGAAAACAGCGTCCTGACTGTCGGCCAGGCCTTCACGCAGGTGCAGAACAGCGCCGTGCGCCTGGTGGGCGAAATCGACCGCGTGACCGGCAGCAGCGGCCAGCTGGCGGTTGAACTGCAAGCCGCAAGCCAGTCGCTTGACGACATTGCAAAGGCTTTCCGTGACGTGGACGCTGCGGGCCGGCCTGTGAGCGTGTTGGGTGATGCCATTGCGGTGGTGTTTGAAACCGTTGCCGTTCTTGGCGTCAATGTGGCGTTTGTGTTTAAGCAGATTGCCGCCGAAGTTCAAGGTGTTCTGGCGCAGTTTGAGCAATACGTTCGGGCAGGCGGTGCCGTCGGCATCCTGTTCGACCAGATCATCAAAGGTCGTTCTGCAGAGCTAGAGGCCATCCGTTCAATTCGTTCGCAGATGATCAAGGACGCTGAAGAGGCGCGCCGTGATGTGGATGCGCTGACCGAACGCATCCTGAATTCGCGCCGTCTGGGTGAGGAGTCCCGGCGCATCAATGAACGTTCCAGGCAGTTCCTGGCCCGTCAAGGTGTGAACGACAACTGGACAGAAACGCAGCGATCATCAACGCCTGGCGTTGACATGAGCAGGGTCGCAGCAGAAGCGGCGGCTGCCAGGGCCGCCGCAGACAGCGCCAAGCGCGCACAAGACGAATTCAACAAGTCGGTGGAGCGCGGCAGCAAGCTGTACGCCGACTTCATCGCGCAGCAAAACGGCCTGTCGCCCGACTTCGCCAAGAAATGGCAAGACCTGGCCAACGCCTACAAGGTGGGCGGTCTGAGCCTGGAGCAGTTGACTGCTGCACAGGCGCTGCTGCTCGAGCAGCAGCCGTTTGCCAAGGAGCTGGCCAAGGAGCAGGCCGAGGCGCTGAAGAAGCAGGAAGAAGCTGCCAAGGCTATTGCCAAGGCCGAGTTTGAGCGCATCGAGGCGCTGGAGCGCAGCGCCGAATCAACCGAAGAGCAACTGCAACGGCTGCTGGACGAGGAGCGCGCGCTGGTGATCGCAGCCGAGCGCAACATCACGCTGGCGCAGGCCATTGAGGAAGTCGCCATTGCCCGGCTGCGCGAGCGTCAGGCTGCCATGATGGCGGAGGGTGACCGCGATGCGGAGGTGCTGGCCATTCAGCGCGAGATCGACGCCCGCAAGAAGCTGGCCGAGGCCATCGGCCGCAAGGAGGCCCGCGCCGCCGCAGCCGAAAGCGCCAGGGAGGCTGAGCGCGAGTGGCGGCGCACCGCCGAGCGCATTCAGGACAGCATCACCGACGCGCTGATGCGCGGATTCGAGAGCGGCAAGGATTTCGCGGCGAACCTGCGCGACACCATCGTCAACATGTTCAAGTCGCTTGTGATTCGGCCGGTGATCCAGGCGATCGTGGCGCCGGTGGCCGGCTCGCTCACTGGCATGCTGGGCCTGCCCGGCACTGCGAATGCCGGGCAGCTGGGCAACTCTATGGGCATCGCCAGCGGCATCAAGTCTGTTTACGACACCATCGTCGGCGGATTCACGAGCCTGGGCAACAGCGTGGCCTTTGCTGCGCAGGACATCGGCGCGTGGCTGGTCAACAACACCACCGGCGTGCTGAACCGGTTTGGCGGCTCGATCATGTCGAACGCTGGCGCCCTGGGCACGGCGGCCAGCTACCTGGGCGGCGCATCAGCCGGTTTGGCACTGGGCAGCCTGATTTCTGGCGGCTACAGCGCCATCGGACGCAGCGGCAACACCGCCAACATCGCCGGCACCGCGATTGGCGCGTTCTTCGGTGGTCCGATTGGCGCGGCCATTGGCGGCGCGATTGGTGGCCTGTTCAACCGCGCGTTCGGTCGCAAGGCGCCCGTCACCACCGGCAGCGGCATCATCGGCACCTTCAGCACCGAAGGTGCAAGCGTTCAGAACTTTCAAGAGTGGTTCCAGAAGGGCGGCTGGTTCCGTTCCAGCAAGTCGGGCGTGAACTACAGCGCCGTCAGCAACGAGCTGGACAACTTTCTGGACCAATCGCTGCGCCAGGTGACGATGGCCACGAAGATGTACGCCAACGTGCTGGGCCTGAACGCCGACGCGGTGAACGGCATCACGCAGAGCGTGAAGATCAGCCTGATGGGCTTGAACGCAGAGCAACAACAAGAAGCGGTGCTGAAGGCACTGTCGGCGTTTGGTGATCGTCTCGCTGATGCGTATGTCAACCCGTTCCGGCGCGCCAGCGAGACATCTGGCGAGGCACTGGCGCGGCTGGCGAACAGTCTGGTGGCCGTCAACAGTGTGTTTGACACCCTGAACCAGACGCTGTTGCAGGCCAGCCTGGCAGGCGGCAATGCGGCCAGCGAACTGCTGGATGCGTTTGGAGGTCAGGAGGCGTTCGTGCAACTCACGAGCGCCTACTACCAAGCGTTCTACAGTGAGGCCGAGCGTGTGGATGTGGCGACCCGCCAGCTTTCCGAGGCGCTGAAAAACATGGGTCTGACGCTGCCAGCGACCCGCGCCCAGTTCCGCGATCTGGTGGAGGCGCAAGACCTGACCACCACGGCGGGCCGCAACACCTACGCCGCGCTGCTCAAACTGGCCGGTGCCTTCGACACCGTGCAGACCGGCGCGCAGAACCTCAGCAACACGCTGCGCGAGCTGGCCAGCCAGGTCACCAGCGCATTCGAGCCGCTGCGCGGTCGCATCAGCGGCACCCGTGGCGACGTGGCGTCGGCCATTTCCGACATCACGGGCCGGGCGATCCTGTCGCCCGATCAGATCCGCGCCTCCATCCGGGCGGCCATGGTTTCCGCACCGAGCACGGAAGGCCTTGCCAGCAGCGCCGCGCAGGTCGCCGCGGCCGAGGCCCGCCTGGCACAGATGAACAGCGCCTCGGCCCAGGCCACGGCGCGCGCCAACCAGGAGCGCGCGCGCCTGGCCGAGCTGCAGGCCGCGCTAGGTGCCACACAGGGGCAGCTGGCTTCGCTGGCGGCGCCGCAGAATCAGTTCATCCGCGTGCGCCGTGGCCCGTTTGGCCTGAGACGCAGGACAATCGAGCGGCCGGGCTATCAGCAGGAGCTGGCCGCGTTCAACGCGCGCTCGGCCGAGCTGCAGGCGCAGATCTCGAGCTTGAGCGGCGCCGTGTCGCAGCAGCAGGCCATCTACAACGACGCGGCGGCGGCGGCGCAGTTCTACACCCAGCAGCTTGAGGCGGCCAAGGTGGCGCTCAAGGCGTCGCAGGACGCCCAGGTGGCGGCGCAGGAGCAGTACGCGCGCGGGGTTCGGCAGTTCGTGGTGGACGCGGGCAATTCGGTCGAGAAGCTGGACGACCTGCGGCAGAGCGTCATCGCCTACTACGAGTCGCAGCGCGAGCTGGCCGAGGCGATGCTGGGCAGCGCAGCCCGTCTGCGCGAAGCCGCCGGTGCGGTTCGCTTCGGGCAGCTGTCGGCGCAGGAAGCGTCGGGCCAGCTGCTGGCGCAGTTCCAGCAGAACTATTCAATGGCGCTGGCCACGACGGGCGTCACCCGCGCGCAGTACGCCGACCGACTGAGCGAGGCGCTGCCCCGGCTGTCCGAGTCGCTGCGCTCGTCCTCCATGACGCGCGAGGATTGGATCGTGGCCACGGCCCGCCTGGTCGGCCAGGCCAACACGGTGGCCTCGCTGCTCGAGCAGTCGGCACCGAAGGATTACGAGGCCGAGTCGCTGGCGCTGCTGGGTGACATTGACCAGGCGCTCGCCTCCATTGAGGCCTCGGCGGCCAGCGCCGAGAAGATCATCAGCGACGCCATCTACGAGACCGGCGCGCAGAACCTCAAC